ATGACTACAATCAATCTGAAGGATTTTTATTATTGGTACACACAGGATCAGTTTATCGAGGTTTCTGACGAGGTAGCCGAAGTGTTTGTGTCCGATGCCCGGCACGAAATGGCCTACCAGCGGCGGCTCTCCCGGCATAAGGCACAGTATTCTCTGGACTGCGATGACGGGATCGAATATTCCGCCTGCCTGCATGAGCCAACGCCCCAGGAGCTACTGGAGCGTATGGAGCTATTCATCCGTCTGTGGAACGCACTCAACTCTTTGCCGGAGATCCAGGGCCGCAGGATTGATGCCCACATCATTCTTGGAAAGAGCATCACGGAAATTGCCGAGGCCGAGGGCGTACATGAGGAGTCTGTCCGCCAGTCGATCAAGCGTGGCCTTGAGCGCATGAAAAAAACTTTTTGATTTTTTCATTTTCCCCACTTGGAAATGATGAAAAAATGTCTCGGTTTATGAAAGGAGATATTCTTCTTTCCGCAGATAAACAGCGGCGGCCCCGGGCATAGTCCGGGGAGCCGGGCGGCGGGTGCGCTGTGACTTTTTCTTTGGAAGAACGAGCGAACAACACCAACGCCGCAACTGGGCCGGGCCACCCCACGGCCACGATCCGGCATAGGACAGGCTGGCCGCCTGTCCCTCCGGGCCGCCCTCTTATCTGCGAGGGAACGCCGCTCTGAGTATGGTTGTCTTTGGACAGGGCAAGAAAATGGGAGCGGCGTTCCTTAAATTTCAAGCAGGAGGCAGACGATATGAAAGCGGTGCTATATTGCCGAGTAGATGGCCCTCAAACTTCTTTTGCCCTTGATGCAATTAAGGGACAACAGCTATATCTCATGGACTATGCGAAGAAAAACAACATAGAAATCGCAGGGATATATTTGGATGTGGGGTATCATGGCCGGACAATGGATCGTCCTGGCTTGCAATCTGTGATCCAGACTTTGAAAGAGGGCAACGCCGATGTGATTTTGGTTGCAAATTATAACCGCTTATATCGAGGGCGTTTCCCAAAGGAATTGCAGGAGCTCCCGGTTGTTTCATTGAAGGAGCAAAATCGAAAAAGAGAACGAGGAGGAAAAGAGCATGACATTTGATCCTGCGCTGTCCGCTATGATGGCCGAGCCTTGGAGCAACAACGCCTGCCGGGGATATGTGATCTATGCGATGGAGAACTGTGGATTTTCTCACGAGGACATCCGGCGGGTTGTTGGTGAGCTTCATTATGTATTTGATTTCAAAACGCTGGAAGAAGCCCAGCACCATTATGAAACCGGCTCCTATTAACTTTGAGACAAAGTGTCCCAAGGTGGAGTGAGGCAAGAGGGCAGCATCGTTTAGGTGCTGCCCTCTTGCGTTTCCCCACGATATGCGGGAGGCGTATCCTATTTTTGATAAGGAGGTTTTACCGTGAGATTAACGGCAAAGGAACTGGAACGAATGAAAAGCGTTGACATCGGCGCAGTGGCTCCCGAGTCCCTGCCGGATGTGAGCGGTATGGCCTTTGACACCTCTCTCCCCCGGGAGGAGCGGATCGCCCTGTTTTTACAGGCGGTAGAAAATCCATACTGCTTTTGCATCGGCGGGATCGGTGTAAAAATTGAATTTGCGGAAAGCGGGCCGTCCTTGCAGGACACGCTGACGGACTTCCTGCTCCGGCAAAAAAGCGGGCTGTAACTTCGGTTATGGCCCGTTTCTACTTCGAGACAAAGTGTCCCGAGGCGGAGGCATCCTTGTTGTCCCGCCCGGCCAGAGGTATAATATAGATGTAATGTGATAGGGAAGGAGGAACAATGGCACGAACAAAAAACAGAGGATTGCAACAGAGTTTCTCTCCCTCTTATACCGTCCGCCGCTGGCGGCTGGGCAAATATATCCGGCTTTCCAAGGAGGATTTGAAAAAGGGAAAGGACGACAGCAACAGCGTCATCAACCAGCGTGATCTGCTCAATGACTTTTACCAGAAGCATATTGGAGAATTTGAAAGTGTTTCCGAATATGTAGACGATGGACACACGGGAACAGACGCCAACCGGGAGAATTTCCAGCGGCTCCTTTCCGATGTAATGAGCGGGAAAATAAACTGCGTGGTAGTAAAAGACCTGTCCCGTTTTGCCCGGAATTACAGCGATGCGGGAAGTCTGATTGATAACCTGTTTGTTCAGATGGGCGTTCGCTTCATCAGTCTTGCTGAAAATGTGGACAGCTATCTCAACCCGGACAGCGTTTCCAGTATTATCGTCCCGATTACAAATGTGATGAACGATCAATACTGCTACCAGACCTCAAAGAAAATCCGCCAGGTATTTGATTACAAGCGGCGCAACGGTCAGTACATCGGCGCATTTGCTCCTTATGGATATGTGAAGCACCCAAAGGACAAGCACCAGTTGATCATCGATCCCGATGCCGCTGAAATCGTCAAACTCGTTTTCTCTTTGTTCCTAAAAGGGACATCGAAACGGGCCATCGCTTTGTATCTGAATGAACACGGCGTACCCAGCCCCTCAGCTTATAAACTGCAAAAGGGCATACCCGTTTCAACAAGAGGATATGACGATCCTATGTGGGGAGCCCGCATGATCCACTCCATTCTTACGAACCCCACCTATACCGGGGATTTGGCACAGGGCCGCAGTCGGGTAAAAAGCTATAAAGTACACGAGGTTGAAAGCGTTCCCCGTGAAGAATGGGTGGAAGTAGCCGGTGCGCATGAGGCAATCATTGATTATGAAACCTTTGATAAGGTACAGGCCCTTTTACAGCGGGATACCCGTACTTCTCCAAAAGGCCGGGAAGTCCACCTGTTCAGCGGTTTTCTGAAATGTGCTGACTGCGGGCGGGCAATTACCCGGAGCGTAGGCAACAACAATAATGTGTACTATGCTTGCTCCACCTACAAGAACCGCTCCCGGACAGCCTGCACAATGCACTCAATCAAGCATAATCGTCTGGAGGCCGCTGTCCTCTTTGCGGTACAACAGCAAGTCCATCTGGCTGTTTCATACTCAGAAATGATTGCCCGCATTAACACCGCCCCGGTCAAAAAGAGCCAGTCCATCCGTTTGGAAGAACTGATTGCTGCGAAGGAGCGGGAACTGGCAAAAATCAGCCGCTACAAGCAATCCCTTTATCAAGACTGGAAAGACGGGAAAATTACCCAGCAGGACTACCGGGATATGAAAGCCGATTATGAACGACAGACCATCGCTCTTACGGATGTGCTGGCCCGGCTGAACGCTGAACGGGCGGAATTGGCAAACGGTGTAAAGAGTGAGCATCCCGCATTGGTGGCCTTTACAAAACATCAAAATATCGACCAGCTTTCCCGGGAACTTCTCGTTGAGCTGATCGACCATATCAAGGTTTATGAGAATGGAAACATTAGTGTGAGATTTAAGTTTGCGGATGAATTTAGACGCATAGCAGAATACATTGAAATCAACACCACAAAACCCGCAGTAGCGGGCTAACCCCCGCTACATACCCCTTTGACAGTGTGTTTTCCTAATAGGAGCTAATCATAAGCCAATAGATCCCGCCACAATTCCTCTTGAAAACGGGAGTGATGGACTGCCATGGAACAATCCGGAAAGGCAGTAGCTTATGGACTTTATGGGAAGATTTGTGGGTGGTCTGCGTATTGATATAGATTCTCACCAGATGGAACTGACTGTACAGTGTGATCGGGACGATATCGGCCCGGAGTGGGATGATCTGAGAAAACATGAGAAGCTGGTCTTTACTGTAAAGCCATGGAAAAAGAAACGCAGCTTGGATGCAAATGCTTATTACTGGCAGATGGTGACAAAACTGGCGGACAAGCTCAACATTTCCAAGCCACACTTACACAATATTCTTTTGAGGCGGTATGGTCGTCGAGAGATTATGGACGGTCAAATGATATTTTTAGTTCTTCCAGATAATGACGAAGGAACCAGAAAAGCGGATGAATCCGAAACCTACCATATCTGTCCTACATCAGAAGTCAAGGTAGGGAAGGACGGGAAACTGTACCGTACCTATGTAATGCTGCGTGGATCAAGTACCTATGATACCGCAGAAATGTCTGCGTTGATTGATGGGCTGGTGTCAGAATGTAAGGAACAAGGAATTGAAACAATCCCGCCTCAAGAACTGGAGCGGATGATGGAAATGTACGAGAAGAATTGGAGAAAACGCCATGAAAAAACTGCATAGCGTGCTCACAGATGATCTGCACCACTGTATCATTACAGGAGATTGCAATGTTGCCATCCATCATGTATTTAACGGGCCGAACCGGTCCCTGTCAGAGAAATATGGCTTTCTGGTGCCGCTGCGCCCAGACTGGCACAATATGGCCTCTTACAGTGTACATATGGATCAGGTACTTGATGAAAGTTTGAAACGTAAGGCTCAAAAGTATTATGAGGAGCATTATGGAAGCCGGGAAGATTTCCGGCGGGAATTTGGAAAGAGTTACCTCTGATGGCGGGATAATATGTCACGATATTAAATGCCATCTGGTTATAAATGTCCTAAGACCGGCATGGCTGACCGTCTGCCGGTCGGGAAGGAGGTATATGGGAAAATCACAGAGAGAAAAAGGAAAGCGCGGAGAGCGGGAATTGGCCGGGATCCTGCGGGAATACGGTTATGACTGCCGCAGGGGCCAGCAGTATTGTGGGTCTGCCGGTGATGCGGATGTGATAGGCCTCCCGGGGATCCATATAGAGTGCAAGCGGGTAGAGAAACTGAATCTTCTGGATGCCGTATTGCAGGCAGTAAGGGACGCCGCTAAAGGACTTCTTCCCGCGGTATTCCATCGGAAAGACCGGTGCGAATGGCTGGTGACGATGCGTCTTGTAGACTGGATCCGGATATACAGGGAGTGGGAAGCAGGCAGGGAGATGGACAGTAGGTGAAAACATGAATTACATAGCCATGATCAATTCTTTCTGGGATTCGGCCACGACAAATCCGTTGTCTACAGGGCAGGTGTCGTTATACTTTGCGTTATTGCATGTATGCAACAGAAGCAACTGGACAGAGTGGTTTCAAGCGCCGAATCAAGTGCTGTCAGTACTGACGGGAATGAGCAGGTCAGGAATACTGAAAGCGAGAAATGAATTAAAACAAAGAGGGCTGATTGATTTCCGGGAAAGGGGAACCAAAACGACTGTGTACTGTATCACTATAGCAAATAGTAAGCAAGTTGGTACGCAAGATGGTGTGCAAAACAGTAATCAAAACAGTATGCAAGATGGTGTGCAAAATAGTAGCACATTATATAAACATAAACATAAACAAAAACAAAACAATAAGAAAGATACTAACGTATCAAAAGAACCCACCGATCCGTCAAAGGTGAAACATAAGCGCGGTGAATACGGTCATGTCCTGTTGACGGACCAGGAGCTTGAAAAACTGACCGGCGAGTACGGAACTTCCCTGACCACGGATGCTGTCCGGTACCTGGACGAGTATGTGGAAATGAAGGGGTACAAGCACAAGAGCAGTTACCTGGCTATCAGGAAGTGGGTCATTGACGCCGCAAAACGGGAGAGGAGGGAAAAAGGTGGATGCTTTGGAGAAGATGATAAGCCGGATAAGAGCAGAGCGGCAGGAAACTATCTTGAAGATGCCGGGGAAGATTTCACAGGGTTCTGAATGCCCTGAATGTCATGGGACCGGCTGGGTGTACTGGCGCGATGCGGAAGGCATAGAGTATGGGTGTCGGTGTGAGTGCGGTCTGGTAGAACGCCAGATCATGGAGCGCAAGCTGTCTTTCGCCAATATCCCAGAGGCTTTTGCAGACATGGAGCTCAATACATTCTGCCTGGACGTGTACCGGAAAGAGGACAGCAGGAAAACCATAAGGCAGGCGTGTGCAGCGGTCAAATACTATCTGGATAACCTGGAGGACATGAAAGCTGCCGGAATGGGTCTGTACCTGTACTCTGATACAAAAGGGTCAGGGAAAACGAGGATGGCAGCAAGCATAGCCAACGAACTGATACGCAGGTACCGGATGCAGGTCAGGTTCTCCGGATCCATGCGGATCGTCCAGGAGATCAAAGCGACCTGGGATGACCGGGACCGGAAGGAAAGTGATCTTCTGGACGCTCTGGCAACGGTGGAAGTGCTGGTGATCGACGACTTCGGGACAGAGATCCCCAAAGACTGGATAGGGGAGCGCTTTTATGCCATTATCAACGGGCGGTATCAGGATAAGCTGCCTACGATTTTTACCAGCAATTCCAGCCTGGAGGATTTGAGGTATGATGAGCGGATTGTAAACCGGATGAAGGAACGCACTTATCAAATCCCGTTCCCTGAAGAATCAATCCGAGATGTCATAGCGGCAGAAAACCGGAAGAACCTGATTTCAGGGATACAGAAAATGAGAAGATAAAAAATGAAAGGAGCTGGAACCTCCGGCCGGGGTAATGCTATAGCAGGTTCCTTTCAGAAAAATGGAAAAGAAAGAATTAACTACAGAAGAGTGGAAGACCGAAAAGAAGAAAAAGAAAGCGCAGATGACCGCCATGCAGGCCCTGCCTTACGAGGTAAAGGTGAGAAGAGCAGAGCTGCGGGCCCGAGAGTACATAGACAAGCTGGATGAAATGGGGCTGAATGCCCATGTCAGTGTGGGTGGGCTGGACAGCATTGTGCTCCTGATGTTCCTCCAGAAGATTGGGATTGATGTTCCAGCTATATCTGTATCAGCTTTGGAGGATAGAAGTATTCAGAAGATACATAGGGACTTGGGAGTAATATCTATCATGCCAGGGAAGCCCAAAGTACAGATTTTGCAGGAATATGGTTTCCCGGTAATCTCCAAGAAGATTGCAGGCCGGATTGATACGCTACAGCATCCCACAGAGAAGAATAAGACGGTCCGCCATGCAATTATTACAGGCGAGTGTGGAGCTCAGGGACATTATGCCAAGAAGAGTCGAATGAAAATGCCGCAGAAGTGGCTGGAGCTGTTTGCAGGTTATGAGAACGATAATGAGGGAGTAAATTACCAGATAGCCCCATTTTTGGTATCGAATAAGTGTTGCCTGTACATGAAAGAACAACCGTGTGAGAAGTGGGCAAAGAAACATAGCAGCCGGCCATTTTTGGGACTGATGGCATCGGAAGGTGGCCAGAGAGAAGAGGCACTTACAGAACACGGCTGCAACTATTTTGGCAAGGGAGTAATCCGATCTGCGCCATTTGCCCCGTTCCTGCGGCAGGATTTGTTGCAGCTGGCTCTTGATCTGAATGCTCCAGTACCGGAGATTTACGGGGAGATTGTCAGAAAAGTGGATGGAACCCTATACACCACAGGGGCACAGAGAACTGGATGCAGTATGTGCGGATTTGGAGTCCATATGGAGAAGAGGCCCCACAGGTTTGACCAGTTGCGTGTAAGAAATCCTAAGGAATGGGAGTTCTGGATGTACCGCTGCTGTACGGATCCGGAGACTGGCGAAAAGTTTGGTTGGGGCCGGGTGCTGGATTACATTGGAGTTGAATGGGAAAACGTACCAGACGGCGTAGATCTGCCTGGGCAGATGGATTTCTTTGCAGATGGATTCATTTGAGAAAATTAAGTTTTGAGAAAGGAGACCGGAGCGGTGGCCACCGTAATGGGATATCCCGGCTCTTTCTGGAAAAATGAAATACACAAAAAAAGTAAAATGTGAGATATACAGAGACAATATGCAGAATTACAAAAAATATGCAATCCCTCCAGCGCAGCTGATTATTGCGGATGTACCGTATAACGTAGGAAATAACTTTTATGGATCGAATCCAATGTGGTACAAAGGAGGGGATAACAGGAACGGGGAAAGCAAACTGGCGGGTAAGGCGGCATTTAACTCGGACTTCAATTTCAATCTTTTTGAGTATTTCCACTTTTGCTCAAAGATGTTAAAAAAAGATGATGTGAAACCGGTGCAGCGTGGCCGCAGCAGTGATAGCCCATGCATGATCGTATTTTGCAGTTTTGAGCAGATCCAGACATTGATTAAGGCAGCAGAAAAACATGGTTTTGTAAATTACATACCATTGGTTTTTTGTAAGAATTACAGCCCGCAGGTGTTAAAAGCAAATATGCGGATCGTAGGAGCGACAGAATATGCCCTTGTGCTGTACCGAGACCGGCTGCCAAAATTCAGAAACGGCGTGAGGACGGACGAGAACGGAAAGACGATTCCTGGAACAGGGCATATGGTGTTTAACTGGTTCCGCTGGGAGAGGGATGGGAAAGACATTCCGAAAATCCACCCGGCACAAAAGCCGGTAAAGGTGTTGAAAAATCTGATAGAAGTCTTTACAGATCCGGGAGATGTTGTGATTGACCCCTGTGCAGGAAGTGGAAGTACATTACGCGCGGCGTATGAGTTAGGGCGAAGTGCATATGGTTTTGAGATTGACCGTACTTTTTATCGAAGGGCAAAGACTGAAATGCTGGCCTGGGAGCCAGCTGATCAGATCAGTATGTTTGATACGATAAATTAAGGTTTAAGATCCAGAGGCTGCCGAAGGATCAATATAGACACCAGAATGATGATGGCGTTTTGAAGAGTGAGAGGAAGGAGAATAGCCATGGCTAAGATTTTGATGCAGGGAAAAGAAAGATTTATGTGCCCAGTATGTGAGAATGAGAGGATTGAGCCGGGGCAGAAATACTGCCAGATATGCGGTGAGGCACTTGAGTGGAAGGAGGAAGGCGAGAATGGAACGGGAAAAGAAATCATTCAAAACCACTTGACTAATGTTCCAGATGCAAATACCAGAAATATGGATGCTGATATCAAAGAAACAATAGAACTGTTAAGAGGAATGCAGAATCCGTTGCAAGATTATGCAGATATGGTTGGAACTCCTATATGGGCATATGGACATCGGTATGTATATCCTGATCCAGAGGACTATGCTATCGAGAAAGCAATAAGTGCCTTAGAAGAACAGAATAGGCACCGCTGGATCCCGGTGGAGGAGAGGCTGCCGAAGCTAGGAGAACCAGTCTGGGCGACTGTAAAACATTCTAAATGGATCAGCGATTATGACGCTGACTGGCTTCCAGAAGAGAAAAAGACATACCACCCAGAGAGCTATGGTGTGTATAAGGCAGAATATATAGGCGAAGGGATCTGGCAGTACTCCGATGATTATAACGAATGGGTATACTGTGATCTAGTGGAAAAAGAGAAAAGGAATCTGGCAAATGTGTATGACACAGTGACTGCCTGGATGCCGCTGCCGGAGCCATACCGGCCAGAGGAGTGAGTTTCTCCCAAGGAATTACTTGGTATCCTTGGGAGCACAGAGGGCCTGATGTGCAGCCATAGTGGCCAGAGAGTCACCGATCTGTACAAAAATGGAACTGATCAGGGCGATCTCTTCTGGAGACCTGTCATCGGCAATACAGCAGGCCAGAGCAGAAATCGTTACTGTAAGTTCACAAGAATCCATGATATCACCTCAGGATAGTATATGTGTTGATATCATGTATAGAACAGAGTTGAGATTTTGGAGGTTGAAGATGGAGAAAAGAGAAGCGATCCAGATATTGCAGGAGCATATCAGCACATACAAAAACCAGATCACAGATGGCGGCTGGGAACGCATGGTACGCGCGGGAATTGCTAGGGATAACATATATGAGAAACTGGCATTCCGCGCAGACGCAGAGAAACAGATCCAGGCGTATGAGATGGCTATTAAGGCGTTGGAGAACAGCGAGGCAGAGGAATGGGTGGACAGGTGCTATTTGGGGTCTCCGTGTCCGTACCAGCATAATTAAGGTTTGGGAGGCGATAAGCAGAATGAAAGAAGTAATTCTCAAAACAGCAGGGATGTTTGATGAATATGACCCGCAGGATAAGGATTATGAACTCTGGAAATCCATTTCCGAGTATATGGATGGAGAAACTGCACTGGTAATGGAGAGTGCGGCCAAGGATGGAAAATATGTCTTTTTAGGTTTAACTGATCGGGAAAAGGATAGGGAACTGTTTTACATGATGGAACAGGACAGTATGATTGGTAGATATATTGGTGCTAGGGAGTTATTTGAGGCAGAATGGGAAAAAGGAGATTATGAACCTGAAGGCTGCATTTGCTTGGAAAAGAAATACCTGGAGTTTCAGGAAAATTGAGATTTGGAGAGGATTAAATATGATAAAAGTAAAGGCTTTCGCAAATTATGGATTTGCAGGAACCAACATGGAATTTGAAGAAGAATTCGATGATAATACGACAGAGGAAGAAATTGAAGAATGCATGAGAGAATTGATTATGCAACAAGTTGATTGGTCATGGAAAAAGGTGGAAAAACAATGTGAATGCTGACACAGTTATATTAGCCTTTGGAGGAGAAGATGAAAAACATAGATCGCATAAAAAGCATGAGCGAAGAAGAACTGACGGAATTATTTCATGAAATTCCATTCGATTGTGCGGAAAGATGTCCTGATTTTGGGAATGGCTGCCTTGGAACGTGTACGCATGATGCTGGCCGGGATTTTATACGTGACTGGCTGAATGAAGAAAATTGAGATTTAAAGGAGGAGTAAAAACAATGGAAAAGTATTACATAGTTATGCCTGGTAATCCAATCTATAAAGAGTATATGGATTACAAGGTCATGTCGGAAAAGGTAAATACTGCGTTCGTGGAATTTGCAAAAGAACAGGGATTTGAAACGCATGAGTATTATCAATCGGCACAGCGCTTGTACATTTGCCCAACGGAAGGTGATGTGGATAAGTTTGGAAAGTATTTTAAGAAGGATACCCCTGGATTATTCAAGAAAAATTCTCCGCCTGCAAAAGCCTGGGTTAATAAATGTCAGGTGTTCGGATTGAAATCACCAAGCAAACCTAATTTGGCATTTGAATTCAGAATTTTCGGTCGGACAAGCAGTAGGCTGTTTATGGTAGGCGATGCTTTATATGCAAGCTTTAGAGCAGACTGTAATTTTGAAAACCCCGACGGATTTGAGGAAATAAAGGCAAGTGATTTTTTCAAAGTTATTGAGGATTATGAAGAAAGTTTAAAACACTAAACTGACATATAGCCCAGGAGGAAACAATGTGGCAGAAGAAAAATCCATACCTGGAATACGCCATAGCCCTGCTGCGGGGCCAGAAAGAAGGGATACATAATGGGGATTGTAAAAACGGAGGCCCAAAGGAAGGCGAACCGGCTGCGGAGAGAGCGGGCAGTAGCGGCCAGTGACGCAGAGGCGATCCGGGGGGCCGAAACTGGATGAGTGGTCAGCCCGGATGCCGGCCTATGCGTATACGTCATTATGCCCGGATGAGAAATACAGGAGGTGATACCGTTGGAAATGACAATAAAGCGCTTGGAAAGCTACAAGAGACTGATGCAGGAAATTGCGATCCTGAGGTGGGAACTGAATGAAATGAATACAACAGATGCAGGACTGGGGAGCAGCGTCATAAAAGACTATAGTAAGGGCTTTGAACGTCCGCAGGCAGTGGTGGGCTTTGATGGTGAACGATATAGAAGAAAGCGCCAGCTTCTGGATCAGAAAGAGGCAGAAGCAGAAGAAATTAGAAAGTGGGTTGAGGCAATCGAGGATACGGCTACCAGGAAAGTATTTGAATATTTCTATCTGGATGGGCTGCCATGGAAAGAGGTTGCAAAAAGACTGGGGTATCGGGATAACCCAGACTATCCGAGACTATATATTCGGGATAAATACTTAAAAAGTTGTGGAATTAAGTAAAAACATCGTTTATATCGGAAATATCGTTTTATAATAAAATCCGAAGCCAAAGGCATACAGCCGACGGCTTTCGACCAATACCTCTTCATTGAGTACATGGCCCGGCGTAACAGCTGGGCCGCCCCACATTTTATTGGATCCTTAGCTCAGCTGGCAGAGCAGGTGGCTGTTAACCACCGTGTCACAGGTTCGATTCCTGTAGGATCCGTTTGGATGGATAAAACATTTTGTAATTTCTCCTTTGTATGGGTCCCTGCTTCGGCGGGGGCTTTTCTTTTATCGAATTTTGAAGTATAATAGAAAAAAATGGAGGGAGGATATTTTTATGGCGAAAACATTTGAAGATTATAAAGAGGGTTTAGAAACTTTTAATGGAGCAGCTAAAGTTCTTCATCGGGAAGCTGTTTCATTGAGTAAAAATGGAAAAGCTAGTATGCTTTGTATTCCAGAAACCGTTATGGTAGCATTTGCGTGTGAGATTGGTTTAAAAACGTTGTTAGTAAAACGCCAAATAGAATTTAGATCTGAGCATAAGTTAGAAGTGTTATTTGCCTTATTAGGGAGTGATAAGGATGAAATAATTAACAGAACAATTGATATTTTTAAGAAGAATAGAGATGAATATTGTGCAGATCAGTTTTGGACAGAATTGAGAGAGGTTTCTAACTTATTTGTGCAGACAAGGTATTTTTTTGAAAAGGAAGATGATATGCGAATTAATATAATTTTTCTTTTAAAATTTAACCAAGCAATAACAGAATACATTGAAACTATTGTTTAGTCAAATTAAGCCAGCTACTGTGCTGGCTTTTTCTATCCCCAAAAACAAACGAATGAGAGGTGGTGAGGCTTGGCAAGGGCACCAGATGTATATCACACCCGTTTCCAGTCCATACTATCTTTGAGGTGATTAGATGGACAAAGACAAACAGGAGCAGTGGAACGAGAAGAAATCAAATGAACTCTTCAATAGCGTTACCGAGAAGGTAAAGCCGGAAAATCAGAATCAGTCCCACAATTCCCGCAGAGAGGGAATGGGGCCGAACACGAAGCGAAAACCGAGTTAAGCATCCGCAAGGGTGCTTTTCTTTTACCCAAAAATAGAAAGGGAGGTGAGCCCGATGGCGTTAACAGAAAAACAGAAAATATTTGCAGATGAATACCTGATCGATCTTAATGCCACCAGGGCTTACAAGGCGGCATACCCAAAGGTTGTGAAGGATGAGACAGCAGCGCAAGCAGGAAGCCGAATGTTGAGAAATGTCAAGGTTGCGGAATACATCCGGGAACGCATGAGGGAGCGAGAGAAACGCACTGAGATCACCCAGGACCGAGTATTGCAGGAACTGGCCAGATTAGGGTTCTTTGACATCAGGAAGCTATTTGACGACAGCGGAAAACCATTGGATATTACAGACCTGGACAATGAAACTGCTGCGTGTATTGCTGGTCTGGAAGTGATGGATGTTTATGAAGGGACGGGAGATGACAGGAAATTTGTTGGGTATGTCAAGAAATATAAACTATCCGACAAGATTAAGGCCCTAGAACTCTTGGGGCGTCATCTTGGTATGTTCAAGGACAAGATGGAGGTATTGGGCCAGATCGATACCAGCAATCCCTATGCTGGCCTCACGACCGAAGAACTGAAGAAGCTGATCCGCAGTGGATAGGGCATTGTTGATCAGAGGGGCAAAGATAGAGCTTGCACGCCGCGAGTTCTTTTTTTATTGCAATGTAAAGGCTCCTGATTTTTACAAGGAGGACCGGCAGTACCTGCTTGACCTCTGCAACGCCTTTCAGGATTTTATCCAGTCAGACGATGAGGTTATGATTGTCAATGAGCCTCCCAGACATGGAAAGAGCCGCACAGCGGGCCTTCTGGTAGAGTGGGTACTAGGGAATGACCAGACCGCTAAGATTATGACCGGTTCCTACAACGAGACTTTATCCACGATGTTTTCCAAAAATGTCCGGAATGACATCATGGAGGAAAAGGCGGATGAGAACCGGATTGTATTCTCAGACATCTTCCCCGGCGTCCGGATCAAGCGCGGTGACGGAGCCATGAACCTGTGGAGCCTGGAAGGAGGGTACAACAATTACCTGGCCACATCCCCAACCGGTACGGCCACCGGCTTCGGCGCCTCCTTGTTGATCATTGATGACCTCATAAAGAACGCCGAGGAGGCCAACAATGAACTGACCAAGGAAAAGCACTGGAGCTGGTTCACAGACACGATGCTGTCACGTCTGGAGGAGGGCGGGAAGATCATCATTATCATGACCCGGTGGGCCAGTGATGACCTGGCAGGCCGGGCTCTGGAGCATTTCAAGGAGTCGGGAGCAAAGGTACGTCACATTTCCATGAAGGCCCTTCAGGACGATGGGACCATGCTATGTTCGGAGGTTTTGTCCAGGAAATCGTATGAAGCCAAGATAAAGGCCATGGGGGCCGACATTGCATCGGCAAATTATCAGCAGGAGCCTATTGACCTAAAAGGCCGGCTGTATGCCAGTTTTAAAACCTATGAGAAGCTGCCCGAAGACAGTAACGGGAATAGCCTGCTGGAAGGAATCTACAGCTATACAGATACGGCAGATGAAGGGGACGATTTCCTGTGTACGATCATATGGGGGGTGTGTCTTAAGGAAGCGTATGTACTGGATGTATATTACACAAAAGCCGGGATGGAGATAACAGAACCAGAAACAGCCAGGCGCTTCTATCAGTTCAAGGTTAATAGAGCCAGAATCGAAAGCAATAATGGCGGTTCAGGATTTGCAAGAAATGTGTTACGGATCCTGTCAGAGGCATTTGAGAGTAACTATACAGAGGTCAAATGGTTCCACCAGTCAAAGAATAAAAAGGCCAGGATCCTGTCAAATGCAACCTGGATCATGAACCATGTGCATTATCCAGTCAACTGGCGGGATAAATGGCCGGAATACTATAACGCAATGGTCAAGTACCAGCGGGAAGGTGACAACCGGCATGATGACGGGCCGGATGCAACGACCGGTGTGGCCGAAACCATGAATATGTTAGGAGCGTGAGAAAGTGGGTGTATTGCATAAATTGAGCGAGAATATAAAGCATGGGATCCGAAGCTGGCTGAATGTAACGCCAGCCAATCCTTACAGCATCCAGATCCATGAGGTGATGGATTTTGAACTGAACGCAATCCGCAACCGGATATGGTATCGCGGGGACGGCAATGAGTTAGAGCAGATGTACCAGCAGAACCCGGAATACGCGGATAAGTATAAGTTCTGGGCCAGCAGGTGTACCCCCGGCATGGAGATGCGTAAGATCCATACAGGACTTCCGGGCTTGATCGTAAAGATCCTGGCTTCCATTGTACTGTCAGACATGGGGGACTTTGATTTCCCGGAAAGCGAGGCACACCGAAAATTATGGGGAGATATGGCAAAGCCTACGAATAACGATTTCCCTAAAAAGTTAAAAGAAGCCTTAAAAGAAGCGCTTTATATAGGCGATGGGGCGTTTAAGATAACAATTGACACCCAGGAGAGCGAGTACCCGATCCTGGAATGGTATCCAGGAGAGCGGGTTGAGATTATCCGAAGGAGAGGCAGGATCTGGGAGGTTGTATTTAAGACGCCATATAAAGATGGCTATCAGCAATATGTCCTGCATGAGCATTACGGATATGGCTATGTCCGTAATGCGCTGTACCAGGGAGAAAACCAGATCCCTCTGGATGCGATCCCGGCAACCAAAGGAATCCGGGATACGACTTTCGATAAAGCAGTGATCCTGGCCGTCCCTCTAAGGATTTATGAATCCGCAAAATTTGAAGGAAGAGGCGGCAGCATCTTTGACGGGAAACTGGATAACTTTGATGCCCTGGATGAGGTATGGTCCCAGTGGATGGATGCTCTGAGAAAAGGCAGGGCAACAAAATACATCCCAGCAGATCTGATTCCCAAAGATCCGAAAAACGGGGAAATGATGAAACCGAATCCATTTGACAACAGCTATGTCAAAATCAATATGGGCTTTTCAGAAAATGCGGATTCTCAGATCGAAATTCAGCAGCCTTCCATCCCCCACGAAAGCTACCTGGCCAGCTATGTGACAGCTTTAGATCTCTGCCTCCAGGGGATCATCAGCCCCAGCACCCTGGGGATTGATACAAAGAAACTGGATAATGCAGAGGCCCAGAGGGAGAAGGAAAAGACGACCCTGTACACCAGGGACGCTATCATAGAGGCCTTGCAGGAAACCCTCCCGGAGCTGGTCAGCGCTACCATCAATGCGTATAACATCCTCCTGAAGAAGCCGATTGAGGAGGTAAAGGTGGACATCCCGTTTGGAGAATACGCGAATCCATCCTTTGAGAGCCAGGTGGAGACCCTGGCAAAAGCCCGCTCTGGCGCGCCGGTGATGAGTGTCGAGGCCCAGGTGGAGGAGCTTTACGGGGACAGTAAGGATAAGACCTGGAAACAGGAAGAGATAGCCCGGCTGAAAGCGGAGCAGGGGATTGCAGAGGTAGAAGAACCGGGGATCAATCAGTCCGCTGGTTCTTTCCAGGTGAGTGTGGAAGGAGGGAAACAGGATGCAGGTCAAAGTAATGAACCGGGTGTACCGAATGAACCAGAAGGAGTATCAGGGCCTCCTGGAAGTGGCCAGTGAGCAGGTGCCTCTCGGCATCTATGCCATCGAAAAGAAAGGATATGCGGAGCTACGCTGCGATAAGTGCCAAAGCATAACCCAACTAAAGAACCTAACCCGTCAATTCAAGACGGCGGGGTATAAGGTATATGTTAATGGGAGGTAGAGCGCATGGAGGTTCCTGGCTTTAACTTGCTTTTACAGGATTTTTGCGAATACTGCGGAAATTTTGAGCCTGAAATAGAGATGCTTGATTACTCTGATTTGAGAGTAGGACATAAATTTGTCACTAACATCCGGTGCGTGAACCGCAAGAAATGTAACCGCATTGTCCAGAGCTTAAAACGGAGAATACAGGATGAATGAATATGATCTGGCTGCTGCCTTCGAGGCGATTGAGGATGAGCTAATCCGTTCTATGATCCGCAACATGGACCGCCACAGGGCAGAGGAGACCAGGGAAGGGATCCAGTGGTCCATGTGGCAGGCGGAGCAGCTGAAGGCTCTGGAAAAGTACAAGCGGGAGAACCAGAAGCGGTATAAGGGAAGATTTAAAACCCTGAACAGGGAGATTGAGGACCTGATTCGAAGAGCCAGACAGACCGGGGGCATGGAGCAGGAAAAGAGGATCCTCCAGGCAATCCGAAAAGGCTTTAAGGTCCAGGGACGCAACCGTTCTCCGGCACATGAGGCAATGACAGCGGAATTTTTCAAGCTGAATGACCGGAAGCTGGAGGCATTGATCGAGGCCACTACCCACGACATGGAAGCGGCGGAGGCGGCTGTTCTGCGTAAAGCCAACGATGATTACCGCAAGGCGATCTTCAATGCCCAGGTTTATGCCAATACCGGTGCAGGAACCTATGAGAAGGCAGTGGACATGGCCACAAAGGATATGCTTTCCCGCGGCCTGAACTGTATTGTTTATGCCAACGGCGCAAGACATACTCTGTCAGACTATGCTGATATGGCCATCCGGACGGCATCCAAGCGGGCATACCTGCAAGGAGAGGGAGAAAAACGGCAGGAGTGGGGGATTTCTACAGTTATTGTGAATAAGCGTGGGAACCCCTGTCCAAAGTGCCTGCCTTTTGTGGGTAAGGTACTGATCGATGATGTGTGGAGTGGCGGCCCGGAGGATGGGATTGACCCGGAAACAGGAAAGAAGTATCCGTTGATGAGTTATGCCATCAGTAAGGGGCTGTACCATCCACGCTGCAAGGATAGCCATACCACTTATTTTCCGGGAATTTCCACAGCAGACGATACCTGGACAAAGGAGGAGCTGGAAGCAATTGGGCTGGCCAATAAGGAGGAGGCCAAACAGCAGTATGCCGAAAGGCAAGCAGAGAAGTATGGGAGGCTGGCGGAATATTCGCTGGATGGAGAAAATAAAAAGCAGTATGAGATAAAAGCTAATGAGTGGAGAAATGTTAGATTCAAGACTGGTGGAATGACAAGTGAAAAATATGCAGGTTCAAGGAGACCACTTGCAAATTTTAAAGCTGTACCATCAGGACAGGTAGTACAGATATTAAGAAAAGATTCAGAAGGGTGGATTCAAGAGCTAACAGATAAGGAAAAGAGAGCAATCCAGAAGTATACATATAATTCTGGGGATAAAAAGCCGAATCGTTTCTTTGAGAGATTAAATGCTATGCTCCGGGGAGATGCTCCAGAAAATGCGAAATTACAAGAATATGCCGAAGCTATATCAAGAGGACTGAAGAAAAATAGGCTAAAGTATGATGTTATTGCATATAGAGGAATGGATATAGACCCATCTTCAGGTATAGCAGAAAATGGCCTATTTAGACCGAAGCAGTTTTTTAGTACGTCAGTTATTGAGAATCGTTCATTTAATGCAAAATATAGAATTGTTATTTATGTGAAAAAGGGAGCTAACGCAGCATATATTGAAAAGCTAAGTCATTTTGAAAAACAAAGAGAGCTATTGCTTGACAAGGAATGTATTTATAGAGTATTATCAAGGAAAGGGAATACCATTGAATTGGAGGTGGTCTGATTGACAAAAACAGATTACGATAAGGACTTAGAAGAACGTGAAAAAGCGTGGAGAGAAGAACAGATAAAAGCATTTAAGTTAACAGCAGAAGAAATAGAACAGTTAAAAAAAGAAGGACGCATTTAAAACCACCAGTCAGTAATGGCCGGTGGTTTTTTTGTATGCATTTTTAGGTTGTGCGACGTCGCAACAGGGAGGTGAAACCGATGATTGCAGCAGTATTTACAGAGAATAACGATTACGCCCAGGTTTACGGCGTGTGGCAGTGGGATTACGGGCAGGAACTGCGGATCCAAGGTCTTAATCTTCCTGCGGCGGTTGAGATCCACTTTGCACTACAGGAAACCGGCGGCGAAGCTGTGACCCGTATAGGTGTAACAAAAGACGGGATAACAACCGTTCCAATCCCGGACAGTATGTTAGAAGGAGCCGGAAACTCTAAGGACTATCAGATCTATGCGTGGGTGTACCTGGCAGATCAGGTATCTGGTGAAACGATCAAGCGGATCAAGATACAGGTCAGGGCAAGACCCATGCCGGAGGCTTTTGAGGCTCCAGAAGATGGGGAGATCTTCCGTCAGGCCATCGAGGCCGTCAATGAGGCCGCCAAGAAGGCAGAGGACGCGGGAAAGGAGGCAGTATCCTCCGCGGGTGAGGCCAGGGAGGCGGCCACACAGGCGGGAAAACATCTGGAAACCGTCCAGGGGTTGGCAGATCAGGCGGAGATTAACGCTGATACCGTGGCACAGGACAAACAGGCAGTAGCCGGTATGCTCTCTCAGGTGCAGCAGGCGGCCTCAGAAGCGGCCCTGTCGGCAGAGGCAGCCAAGTTATCAGAGACAGCCGCAGGACAGGCCCAAACGGGCGCAGAGGCGGCAGAGGATGGGGCAAGGCAGTATGCCGCAGACACGGAGGCAGACCGGCAGGAGGTTGCAAGCGCCAGGCAGGCAGTACAGCAGATGCGTGAGACCGTGGCAGCGGACAAATCAGAAGTTGAGCAGACAGCAGCAGGTTTTGTAGATACAGCCCGGCAGGCAGTATCAGATGTCAATGCTGCGGGCAAGGCCCAGGTAGATGCTATTAAGACAGCCGGG